TCGGCAAGCAATACAGAAAAGAAATTTAGACACTGCAATAGCCGAAGAACGTGCCTTAACAGGAAAAGACCCAACTGGTCCCGGACCAGATTTACACTATTTCGGGGAAGATGTAGTAGAGAAGGCTCAACCAGACTTTATGCTAGAGCTTCTTGAAAGAGCGGCAAAAGATCCAGAGCTTGCAAAAGTGGCTAAAGGAACAACGCCATCTTTAATTGATATAGCAGAAGAAATAGGAACTACTACTCCAAGACCTAAAGGCCATACACAAGTAAAAAGATTAAGAGATATTAATGAGGAAACCCTTGAATCTGGTCAATGGCCTTCCCGAAGAGGCAAAGGGAAATGGGATGAAGCCGCACAAGAATGGAAATATAAAACAATTCCCGGAGGATTGTTAAAAGAAGAACACGTAAAAGGACTTGAATCTAGAATTCGACAAGCTGATAAAACATTGGCAGAAACAGGAACTGCCGTTGGTAATCCAAAACTTACTGATGAGGGTCCGAATGTATTTGGCGAAACTGCTGGTCCAGTAGGGACAGCAAAAGTAAGGGATGCTACTCCTGATACCCGTGCAAGAGATCGTGAAGGCGCTCTTACTGAATACGAATCTACTAAGCCGTATGATGAAGGCACAAGAACAGCACAACAACTTCCACCGGGACGCGCAAAAGGTGCCGGTCCAGTTGATATGGAAGGATTGTCTCCAGAAGATTCAGTTAGTAGATCCCATATAAGCTCCGAAGAATTAACGATGGACGACCCAAAAGCGCAAGAAGCTATGCTTGATGTATTTGGAGATGAAACACAAAAAGAAGCTGACAGAATTAGAGCTATTATTGATGACCCTGCTCATCCACAATTGTCTCCTAATCTTGAACGCGAAGTTGCCATGAGCTTTGCCGAAGATAGTATTAAAGCCAAAAAGGTTGATGCTCTTGCTAAACAGGCTTTTGATTACTTAGCTAATGTTGAAAAAGGGTTAGTGCTTCCTAAAGGAATAGACGATCCAGCAGTCAACAAACAGTTGTATAACTCTAAAAGAATGTTACACAAATTCCGTACTGAGCTAGCCCGTGGGGCTGAAACTGCAAGAAAAGAGAATGATCCAGAAATTCTTGAGGCACTAATTAGCAGATTACTCAGTCCACCGAAAGGACGATAGAATGGCTGATGAAGATCAAATCCCGACAGACGTAGAAACTAATATCGACCAATCACTCGATAAGAAACCTACTCGTCGTAAGCGTCAACCTACTTACCAAGTAGTAGGCGATAGCAAGATTCCTGTGTCTAAAGCCAATGGTAAGTTGTGGAAATCACGACTCGCTCAATGGCGAAAAGTATCTGATGAAGTAGCTGATACTTGGGAAGAAGCCATTAGATATTTCGATAATGATCAGACCAAGCATCGACTTCCAACTGAACATGCAGCCGGTAATCTTATTGGAAATCAAAGACTTAACAATAACATAACCGAAACAGAGAACGTAGTATTCAGTAACATTACTACTATGGTTCCAGCTTTGTATGCTAGGAACCCAAATGCAGAATTCACGAGTGCTACAGAATCCAACAAAAGATTCGCAACTATACTTGAACGATTAGTTAATGTAATCGGAACAAGACGAGCGACTCCAGGAATCAATCTAAAGCCTAAAGCAAAGCGTTGTGTAGTTACTACTCTACTAACTAACCGTTCATGGCTTGAATTGAATTGGGTACATAAACAAGACAGTAGTGATCAAGCACTAGAGGACTTAGAGCAACTAGCAAAAGATTTGCAGAAAGCTAAGAAGCCTCAACAGATTACTGAGATTGAAGGAAAGATTGATGCTCTTGAAAAGGGAATCGACATTCTTCAACCAGCAGGTCCGACTGTTAAAGTCCGTTCGCCATTTGATGTAGCAGTAGATCCTAATAGTAAAGAGTTAGATATATCTGACGCTAATTGGATAATGATACGGGATTACCTACCAACTACTTTCATTCTAGCTAGATATGCTGAGAAGAAAAAAGGTAGTGAAGAGTATAAGTCTATCTATAAGCCTACTCATATTATGAAGGCCAAGATAAACGAAGATGATGAAGCACATGATGATGATGTGTTCTCTGTCTACGAATCAAAAGAGAAGATGACTAACTTTGGATTCGATGATGAAGAGACATTTGAACGTGCTAAGATGACTGAAGTGTGGATGGTATGGGATAAGATTACCCGCCGTGTACTTATGTATAACAGTAAAGATTGGACTTGGCCCATTTGGGTTTGGGATGATCCACTACAACTAGATACATTCTATCCACTATACCCACTTTGTTTCTACGATGGTCCGCGTGGCCCACTGACTAAAGGTGAAGTTACTTATTACTTGGATCAACAAGATGCTATTAATGAGATAACTGATGAAGAACGTAGAGCAAGAAGGTGGGCCAGACGTAATATATTCTACAACAAGAATCTTGTAGAAAGAGAAGATGCCGAAGCTGTTCTTAATGGTGATGATGGAACAGCTAGAGGAATTAATATTCCTGAAGGGATGAAGATAACTGATGTCATTGGGTCTGTTGTACCGCCATCTATGCAGTTCACACAATTATTCGATAAAGAGAATAAGTACCGCGCGATTGATCGTATATCGAGTGTGGGAGAAGTTTTGCGAGGAGCGCAATTCAAAACCAATACAACTAACGATGCAGTTCAAGCCAACGTATCGGCGTCTAATATGCGAGTGGACGAAAAGTCTGACCAGATCGAAGATTGGATTGGTTCGATCTATTGGGGAGTGGCTCAACTGTGTCTTCAGTTCATGGATGTCGAAACCGTTGTTAGTCTCATTGGAGAAGAAGCCAGAGAAGTTTGGCAGAATATGTCGGCGCAAGAAATCAGAGATAACTTCTCGATTCAAGTTGTTGGTGGAAGTACTAAGAAGCCAACTTCACAAGCTAAGAAAGAAGAAGCTCTTGAACTTGGACAAGTTCTCGGACAGTTCGTTAATGCTGCTCCCGGACCAGTACTTAAAATCATGCTTGAAGTTATGCAAGAAGCATTTGATGAAGTTACAATTCGTGAAGAAGATTGGACGACGATATTACAGGCTGTAGAACAACAAGCAGGGGCGCAACAACAAGGCCCACAACAAGGTGCGCCACAGGGTGCGCCGCAACAAGGTCAACCACAACAACCACAACAAGGTGGAGGACAACAACAAATTCCTCCCGAACAGTTACAACAAATATTAGAGCAATTACCAACGGAGGTTAAAGCTCAAGTAGCACAAGCTATTGATAGTGGAATGCCTCCACAAGAAGCGTTGCAAGCTGCGATGTCACAGATGCAACAACAACAACCACAACCGCCAATGCAATAAGGGGATGACTTATTATGGCTGAAGAAGAACTAAGTACCGACGAAGCTATTCTTGAATCTATTGGAGAAGGAGCCTCGTTAGATGAACCGACTACTGAAGAAACGACAGAAGTTGATACTTCGGAGGCGCAAGAATCTAGTCCAGAAGCACCACAAGCCGATAGTGGACAAAGTGGTGAAGCTGGCACTGGAGGAGAGCCTCAACAACAACAAAATCGTGGTCCCCAAGACCTCGTTGATAGAGAAGGAAATGTAATAGCTAGAGGTGGAAAAGAACGCCGCTTCTACGAACAATTACAGACTTCTAAGCAACAATCAGCCTCATTAAATCAGCAAGTCCAACAGTTACAAGGACAGTTGGAAGCTATTAATGGTGCTGGTACTTTGGGAACACAATACGATCTTTCCCCAGAAGAACTTACAACTGGCGCACAATTAGTTAAGTCCTTCAAAGATGATCCTGTTAATACTGTCAAATACTTATTGACACAAGCTCAAGCAGCAGGACATAATATTGAGGATATCGGTGCTGGTGGCGCAGATATGTCTGCTATAAAGCAGATGATAACTGAAGCTATTTCCCCACTAGCCTCCGAACAACAACAAAGAGTTGAAGCGGAACAAAATAGACAGCAAGCAGTACAAGTTTACCAAGGCTTTATGTCTAAATTTCCTGATGCTAATGTTCACGAAGACTCACTGGCCCGGCTTCTAGAATCTGATAAATCTTTAACACCAGAAGCTGCGTATTTTAAGTTAAAGAGTTTCTTTCTAGAGAGAAATCTAGATTGGAACACTCCTCTGGAAGCCCACGCTCAACAAGAGCAGCAGCGGCAACAGACTCCAGAAGTTAATACGCAACAATCGCTTCCTTCTGGTGGGAATGTTCCCGTCCAGAATGTTACAGACACAGCAGATATTGCTGATGTTGGAACTTCATATGATGACATCATTCGTCAGAGTATGAGAGATGCAAACATTCAGATCTAGGAGTAAAAGATGGCAAGCACCCCAATCGCAACCGTCTTGAATTCCACGCTGACTCGTTCGCGTAAGAAGCTGATCATGGCTTCTATTAAGTCTAACGCTCTTATGGCTTGGGCTTTTGCGAACAATCGGGTGGAGTTTGAAGATGGTGGTCACGAGATCACGAATCCGTTGACTCTCGGACGTAACCCAAACATTTCGTCGTACGAATACTACGACGAACTGCCGATTGCTCAAACTAGCGAATTCGACACAGTTACTTATAACTGGTCGCGTGTTGCTGGTTCTGTAGTAATCTCCGACCAAGAAGAAGATGAGAACCGTGGTACGGCTGAAATCTTTAAATTGATGAAAGCCAAGATTGATGTCTTGGAAGAGTCAATTAAAGAGAAGTTCAGTGCTTATCTTTATGGTTCTTCTGCTGGTACGGACCCAAATGGTATTTCTACGCTAGTTCCAGATGATCCGACGACAGGTACGGTTGGTAATATCAATCGTGCTAATGAAAGCCAGTGGCGCACATCGGCTTATGACTTCAATGGTAACTTGGACTCAACGAACATTGAAGAAGCCTTTGATGATATGCTCATGGATTTGACGCTCAAAGGAGACAAGCCTGACTTGATCCTTTGTGGCCGTAATCTCTATCGGCACTATCGTACCGCAGTGCGGGATAAGGTTGTTATCAACTTGTCCGAATCTAATTCTGGCAAGAAGATGATGGACTTGGGATTTGCTGGCGTAAAACACCAAGCGATTCCAATGCTTTACGATGAGGATTGCCCTGTTAACAAGGCTTACTTCATCAACAGCAAGTACATTCGCTTGCACATTCTGAAGCATGTCAACATGAAGGTAAAAGAGCTAGTCGCCCCTTGGACGATTGACGCTCATGGACGCCGAATTGTTTGGCAAGGTCAGTGGTGCTTGTGGAAGGCTTTCCGCACCCATGCAGTTCTTATTAACTCGTAATATGGAGGTTGAAGGGGATGTCAAATATTAGACCTCGTTATGAAGTACACAAACTAGAAGGCAAAGTTGAACACGAAGTCTTTAAGATGCGTGTTGACGATGATGGTAAACCTTCGGGCGGCTTCGAATCTGAAATAGTAAAAGAAGATGCTGGCTGGATGGTCTACTTTCCTAACGGAGCTTCTATCCGTGTACGCGATGAACCAGAACTAAAGCGCCTTGGTTTCGATAAGAGTGCTGACCTGATTGATATGGACAGCGGCGATGTCGTTGGAAGTACGGGTCAGACTTCTCTTAAAGCTAGATCGGAACAACTAACTAGTCGTGGACGAAAGACTCGTCCATCAGTCATACAGACCGCAGATAATGGAGAATAATTATGTCTAGGGTCATTCAAGATTATCACCCGCGTTCCATTAGCCAGTATGTTCCTAACATGGAATTTGCTGCTGATGTAGTAGGTGATGTGCATATTGTAGCACTCGGAAGTCCGGCTGCTGCTGATGCTGACGGTATTTGGGATGGAGTAAGTGCTACTAATAGTGACACTTCTTATACAAGTTCCGACTTTAAGAACACCTTTGATGGTAGTTCTACGTCACTAACCTCAACTTCTGGCATGATCGACGCTACTTATGGTCGTTGTCTTACTGCTACGGGTTCCGGTGGTTCAAACCATGTATGCACGATCTCTGGTCGTGACTATCTTGGTCAACGGATGCAAGAGAGTCTTACTCTCTCCGGGACTACTGTTATTCACGGCAATAAGGCGTTTAAGTACGTTGATTCCATAGCTATTGCTTCTGGAGCAGCCAGTGATACTGCTGATATCGGTTGGTCGGATCGTCTTGGTCTTCCTTATAAGGCCCAGAAGATTCTTTCTTACACCGAGAACGATGTAAGTATGCCTGTTGATCCGGTAGAAGTTGCTGTTGAAGTAGATGCAACCCGATTCGCCGCTGGAACCGATTGCGTGGTTCCTTCGCCGGTAGCTGGACAAATTACTGGAGTTAATTCAGTAGTTACTACTGCTACTTCGGGAACTTCAACTGCTACTGTTGTAGTTGGTTCTACAGATGTTGGTGGACTCTCTATCGTAATTGCTGGCTCCTCTGGAGTTGCAACTACAGATAGTGACACAGCAACTACTGATGACGATCAAGCAACGAGTACTGTCGCTAAATATGGTGCTATGGGGATTTCTCCCGATAGTACTCCTAGTGGTGGTGCCGCCAACTACTTCGTCACGGTAGAACCGCTCACGTTTGTAGCTGGACCTGATACCGACCCACAAACTGCGACAACGGAAGACCCGCGAGGGACTATCCTTGTCACTACAGATTGTGATGGCAGCAATGCCTATGAGGTTCGTTACAACGTAGACACCGCTGATCTTCACGGTGTTGAGCAGTATAACGGCTAATTAGGCAGGGTGGGGATGTTTAGCCTCCCCTTCCATCCCCACCCACTTAATTATGGCAACATTAGCCCAATTAGTAACTAGAACCGCTGACCGTCTTTCGATGGTCGCGGGTACTGGTGTTCAGGTATACGCAGAAGATCGTATAGCTGAAATGATCCAACATAAATTTGATGTGCTATTTGATGAAGTCTTCTGGCCTCAGTTTATGTCTTGGGAAGAATTAACTCTGGATGGTACGCTTGGAATCGTCACCACGGATCTAGCCAGTAAAGTCAAAAGATTCGATGATATTAGAGTCGTATTTGCAGACAACTCTAATACTCCACTAACAAAGTTAGCTGGACTTACCACTAATCCATTCGAATTAAGTGGCACAACTCCTGTTCACTATGAGCCACTAGGAGTTGGCAGTACTTACAAAGCCTCAAGAGTATTCCAAGTATGGCCTAAAGCATCTACTGGAAAGATCATAGTCCAGTATAGAACCAAGCCAGACACATTTGTTAGTACTGACGAAATAGACTTTGATGATCAGGCACTCATTCTTGGATCAGTATTCGACTATCTAGAAGATGACGGTACTAATCCTAATGCTAGTCAGAAGTTCCAACTGATGTTTGAAGCCAGAGTTAAACAGTTGAAGAACCTGTTCAATGCTGCACCTATCAGCCTTGATCCTGTTACTTCTCTACCTAATAGCTTTACATTTACTGAATTACCAACGTAATGGTTGATACATTCCTATTCCCTAAAGATAGAAAAATACAGCGATCTAATAATCTATTAGACGCAACCATTCGAGATTTCTCTGGTGGATGGAATGTTATTGATAACGATCTAAACCTTACTACTAAGTTCAGTAAGATTCTCCGTAACATGCAGCGGAATGAAGATGGATCAAATGCTGTTAGACATGGAACCAAGTTATTCGCTGATACTTCTGAACACCTAGATGCCATCATCGCCTGTGAATATTACTCTGGCAGTATTATATGCGTAGGTAAAAATGGGAAGCTAGTTAGAGTTGATAGTGCAGGGAATGTATACGAAATCTGGTCAGATGCTTGGGCCAATGGCCTTCCAGGAAATCCTGATGGATGGGCTACTGGATTAACTTTTGCCTCGTTCGCAATATTTAGTGGCTCATTGATAGTAGCAAATGGAATCAATAAGCCTCTTATAATTAACTCTGGTCTAAGCTGTGAATACTTAAATGATCCAGCTAATGGATCTAATGCTAATACGCCTATAGCCAAATATTTATTGGCTCATGGACGGTATTTAGTAATGGCCGGTGATTCAGCAGCACCAGACCGTATTCATATATCTTCTACAGATACATCTGGTGTTTGGGTAGGTGATGGCGCACCTAACGATTCAGTAGCACTTGATCTAGGTACAAGAGTTCCAAGTGGAAGTTCCACAATAAAAGGGCTAGGTAGTTTCCGTGATAGCATACTTGTGTTTTTTGATGATGCTATTCTACCGGGATCATTAGGAACATTTACAGATTCCAATCATACTCCAACATTTACTGATGCGATTGAAGGACATGGATCTGTATCTCATCGAGTAATCCAGACAATCGGTGAAGATGTTCTGTTTGCTGATCAGATTGGAGTTAGTAGTGTCAACCGTGCATTGTTCACTGGATCAGTAAGACCAGAAAGATTCTCTCAGTTGGTTGATCCCGAAATACAAAGAGATATCAACAACTTAACTAGTACCGCGGCCTTGGAAGATAGAACGTTCAGTGTGTTCGATAGCCAAGCTAGAGACTATATGTTGATGATTCCTAATGCCGATTTAACTGATAACACTACAGAGACTCGGACATTTGTATTTAAGAAGAATGAGACTCTAAAGATTGAGGCTTGGTATGAGTTCAAGAATTGGAACTGGTCATCAGCCTGTAGGTCTGCATTAAAGAGGCTATTCTTCTCTAGTGGCACTGAACTGTTTATTTACGGAACTGAGCAAGATCCAATAAGAAAGGATCGTGAAGGTTCAGAAGAAATGTTTGATGACGATCTTCCATTCGAAGATTATACTGGATTTACTCCAGTAGCAGATACAGCAGACAGTGGAGTGCCAATTCCATTTGTCTGGGAACTTCCCTGGTCGGACTCTGGGCAGAGATTCCTAACTAAATCCAGTAGGTATATTAACTTCGACACTCTCGGAGACAATAAATTTACTGCCAATATGTTCACAGATAATATATACAAGGACAAGCGGGACTTCGGTGAAGATTGGGAAGAAGACTCGTTAAAGTTTGATGATAGTCTAGGATTCGATGTTGATGTTCTTGATCCTACTTTAGAGATGGTATTCGAAGGTGGAGATAGCCCAGGATTTGGTGCTGATGAGTTCGGCGAAGATTATGGTGGAGGGCGGCCAACAAGATTAGAACAGTTGTATGCTTGGACAAGTCGTTATAAAATAATGAAACTTCGTATGTCTGGTGAAGCAACAAAAGCCCTAAAGTTTGTTTCTATTACAATGGCCTATTCCGTAGGCTCGCCAAGGAGATAGAAAATGGCAAGTGCAGTTGACGCAACATTTCCCGCTGATAATACGAAAGTCTCTAAGGCTACGTTTAGAGCGCAAATGTTGACGATTAAAGACGAGATTTCTGCGCTCCAACAACGGACAAGTGTTGCTGGAGCAAAAGCATTTTATGGCTTTTTGTCCGAGTCAGAAGTGCAAGATGCAGTTGTTAGGCATCACAATGTTGTGGCTCCTAGCGATTTGCCCAGGGATATAGCACTAGGTCGGGCATCACTTTAATAGGAGTTAATTATGGCTGATAAAATTGGAGTTCTCGGAGAAGCTACTACAGCTACTGCGGCAACTACTACTGTTTACACTGTCCCGTCGGGGAAAGCTGCTAAAGTTAAGATCATGTGGTCAGGCCGATCAGATGCATCAAACGCTGATGGTGATCTAACCATTACTGTTAATGCAATAGCGGTAGCAATTGTAAGTAATATGACTGCGGATCGTTATTTGCATTCTAATAGTACGTTAATGGTTAATCCAGAGACTTCTGCTCCACCAACGGGGGCTACTGCACTGTTGACTGTAGCTCCAGCACCTTTTGAGTATTATTTGTCTGCTGGTGATACTGTTACATACACAGTTGCAACACGAACAATGCAAGCTCTGAATGTTCAAGTAGTTGGGACTGAGATTGACGTATAAGCTGAAGGAATAGTTATGGCTGCAAATACAACCACTACTAACTATAACTTCAACTTAACTGACTTCGACAAGATTCCTTGGCACACCGAGGAACACAACAATTGGCATATTATTGACGCACTGTTAGCTCGATATATTGCAATTGGAAGTGTTAAGGGTGCTTGGGAAAATGCCTTAGCAGTTACAGTTGAAAGTAGGTATATAGACCCTGACACAGATACTATCTGGGAAGTGCTTGTTGCACATACCACAGCTAGTACTGGTACGTTTGCTGCTGATCGAACAGCCAATAGCTCTTACTGGAAGTCAATTAGTGTCGATGTTTCTGCCAAAGGAACGTATGCACAAAACACCGCATACAATCCTAATGACTTTGTGATTCAAGGGGATAGGTATGGAGTTGTTCAGACTACTTATACGTCTGACAATACCCAAGCATCTGCCATATTGTCCTATGATCTTGATGTGACAAATGGAAACATTGTTACACTAATTGACGGCTCAGACCTATTTGACATCATCTTTTCTTCTACAGGAATGCTGGCAAAGACTGCCACAGGCACATTTACTAGTAGAGAAGTTGAAGGTGGAACAGGTATTGACCTGACTAATGGGACAGGAATCAGTGGTAATCCTTCTGTAGCTATTGATTCTACAGTAGCCACACTTTCTGGCTCACAAGTACTTACTAATAAGACACTAACTGCTCCTACAATTAATGGGGTAGTTGGAGGTTCGCAGACTTCCGCCACAATAAGTACTCTGACTACTTCCAATGTAGATGGAATCCTTGGTGGTGTTAGTCCCGCCGCAGCTACGACTGCCAACCTAACAGTTAATGGTAATACTGTCCTTGGTGATGCTACTGGAGACTCTATAACCATTAATGGTAATGGAGTTACACTTGCTAATGCTCCAAGTGTTACTGGTACATGGGCTAACCTTGGTGGAGTTACCACTGTAGATATCAATGGTGGAACTGTTGATGGTGCGATAATTGGTGGGGCATCGACGGCTGCTATATCAGGAACTACTGGATCATTTAGTGGAAATGTTACAGGTGCAGCACCTTCATCTGGTGGACATTTAACTACTAAAACGTATGTAGATGGACTACTAGCTGGATTAGCTAAACGTGGAACAGTTAGGGCAGCTACTACTGCGGATATAACTATAGCAACTGCACTTAATAATGGAGATGCTTTAGATGGTGTAACACTTGCGGATGATAATCTAGTACTTGTAAAAAATCAATCTGATGCCGAAGAAAATGGAATCTATGTTGTTGGTTCTAGTCCAGCAAGAGATGATCTTTATGACACTTATGATGAGCATTGTGGATCTATTATTCATGTACAAGAAGGCTCTGCTAATGCCGACAAAATATTCCAGTGTACATCTAATGCTGGAGGAACACTTAATACTACTGCAATAGTTTGGTCTAATATAGTTCCGGGATCTGGTGGAACAGTAACACAAGTAGTAGCTGGTACTGGACTATCAGGTGGTACTATTACATCAACGGGAACAGTAGCTCTTGATATTAATAGTTTAACTACTGAAACATCTATTCACCAGACTAATGACTTCGTTCCATTCTATGATGCAAATGATAGTGCAGCTAACAAAGTTACAGTCGCTAACTTAATTGGTAGTGCTGCTATTGTACAAGGGACACATACAATATGGGTTCCAGCAAGTGCCATGACTATTGGAGTTAATGCTCCTTCAGCAGCAGTAGCATCAATTGATAGTGGCTCTGTTAATACTACAATACCAGTATTAGATTTTGACCCTGGATCTTCTGATGAAGTAGCAACATTTAACGTGGCTTTCCCTAAATCTTGGAACGCTAGTACGGTTACAGCAAGATTCTTCTGGACTAATTCTGATGCTAACTCAGGTAATGTCGTTTGGGGATTACAAGGAGTGTGCATAGTAAATGATGCAGCCTTAAACTCAGCAATGAGTGATGCTGGAGAGACTGTTCAAGATGCAAATATAACTACTGCTGGTGATTTAATGGTAACATCTGCAACTTCCGCAATAACGGTTAATGGTGCGGCAGATGATGGTGTTTGTTTCTTTAACGTATTTAGAGATGCTAGTGACACCACTAATGACACTTATGCAACTGATGCAAGACTTGTAGGAGTGCAGATATTCTACACTGTTGATGCAAAGGACGATAGTTAATGTTCTTAATGCCTATGAGTGCTGTAGGCTTTGGTGCCTTTTCTGCTGATACTGGGTACACCATCGAAAACGCTATTTGGCTGGATGGCTCCGCTGACTATCTGACGTGGACACCCGGTGGTGCCGGGAGTCGTAGAGCATGGTCTGCAAGCATGTGGATCAAAAAAGCAGATGATGCTGGCGGTGATCGTGCTTTCTTCAGTGGTGACTCTTCCGGCGCAGGAGTACTCCGTCACGCAAACGGCGATGCTCTGCAATTTGACGAAAATGGTGGTACTGTACGACTTACAACTTCAGCAGTCTATCGGGATTATACAGCGTGGCAGAATGTAGTAGCTGTTTGGGATAGTGATGATTCTACATCCGGTGATAGGATGAGAATTTTTATAAACGGTGCCAGAGTCACATCGTTCTCAAGTGAAACACAACCCTCCATTAATGCAGATGGTAGCATCAACCAAGCTAGTGTCCCATTTGTCATCGGGGCGGGGGCGGATAGCGGACCGGGTCAATTTTTTAAAGGGTATATGGCAGAAGTCGTCTTTTTGGATGGCACAGCATCCGAAGATGCGAGTGAGTTTGGTGAGAGCGATGACAACGGTGTGTGGGTGCCAATCAAACCACCATCTAGTCTGGGAACAAATGGTTTCCACCTCGATTTTGCAGTAGCTCCCGGCACGGGCAATGGCGCTGGAACTGACGCATCTGGAAACGATAATCACTTTACCGATGTTAGTATGACTACGGCGCAGCAAGTCACCGACACGCCGACTGATGATGTTGATAATAATATTGGTAATCACGCGCTGTGGAACCCGCTAGATGTCCATGCGTCTTATGTTCCAACTTTCAGTAATGGTAATCTGACAGCTACTGGGAACAGCGGCAGCGTTTATACTCAAATTCGTGGCACCATTGGAATTTCGTCCGGTAAATTTGTTATCCAGATTACCCCCAGCAGCACTCTGACAAACGGTGCTTTTATTGGCGTAATTCGAGCAAGCGATTTGCAGGACGCTCCAAATTCGGGGCCGGGAACAAAAGGCATTCTTTGTCGATCCGACAACACGGGGCAGATTTATAACGACGGTACGGCAGTTGAAAGTTCTATCGGAACTTGGGATAGTGGTAATGATATGCGCGTCGAAGTGAACGCCGACGATGGGACTGTGGCGTTTTTCAAAGATGGATCAGCCTACGGTTCCGCTGTTTCCAGCCTAACGTTTGATGAACCGTGGGTCTTTACTTGGATGCCGTTTGGCACATACGTAGCAACCTTAGAACATTCTATTGCGGCGATGGATGGAACAGTCACAAGTGGGTTTAAGGAGTGGAATACCGCCAATCTTCCAGAACCGACTGTAACAAATTTAGATGATGGGTTTGTGCAAGTACTCAACACTGGTGCGAATATTGAGTCGGCGTTGGCGACGGCGCGATCCGGTCACAGCACATATATGGAAATCTTCAAAGATTTAGACGGTTCGACTGCATGGCAGTGGCGTTTCTCTGACGATGCCAGCAACGGCCTCGACTGCGAAAGCACCGCCGCAAAAACCACATTCGTCGCACCTTCTGGTTCCAACGATTTCGTTGGTTGGTCGTTTAATATGAACGCGACCCACGGGATGTTTACTGCTGAAGTAAGCCACAGTAATGGTTCTGACACTAACACCGCACATTCTTTAGGTTCAGGATTGAAAATGGCAGTGGTTAAAATTACCAATACCACAGGTGCCTGGTATTGGTCGCACCCCGGCATGACGTCAGGCTATAATATTTCGTTGAACACACACTCGCCGGGCGAACAGAATAGTACCGTCTACGCGGGGATTGATGACACAAACGTGATTGTCAAATCGGCGGCACCAACCGGGACATATCGCGTGATTGCGATTGTTGAGGTGGCAGGATTTTCATCACTGCCGACCCTGCTCGGCAACGGTGATGCGAATGGACCTTTTGTGTACACGGGTATGCAGCCGGAGTTTATGATATCTCGCCGTCATACCACCGGCTGTAATACATTCGCATATGTTAGACAAGGCAGTAACCCAGAAAACACTATGGTTGAATTTGATGATCCTGGTGGAACCTCAGTGATTGCGGGCGCATCAAAAGATTGGTGCGCTACAGGTTTCAAACAGAGCGATACCAATAACGATTTTAACCAGACCAGCGTAAGAAACTTCATTTGGGCGATTGGGCGTTCCATTGGCGGCGACGGTGTAGCGCAAGCAAAGGCGCGGTGATGCGATGGACCCACTCACAATAGCCGCTGCAATTGCTGCTACTAAAACTCTAGTAAAATCTGCTAGAGGTGTTCAAGAAATTGCTCACGGATTAGACGGATTATTCCAGGCAAAAGAACAGCATGAACAGAATAAAGATCATAAAGCTGGTAGCTCAATCGGTAAGAAAAATAAGAGTATTCTACAGAAACGTGCCGCTGATGATGGCTCAGAAACATCAATGTCATCTGCTGCTGCGGCAGTAATTGAACAGAAGCAATTAGAACAACAACTTGATGATTTAAGGGATGAGATAAATCGTAAGTGGCCTACTAAGCCCGGAGAGAAAAGTACCTGGAACCTTATCCTTGAAGAACGTGATAAGCGGGTTGAAGCAAAGAAAGAACGAGCGAAAGAGCAGAAACTTTTAGATGAAGAACGTGCAGAACGCCGGAAGGCAATACTAATTGAAGTCGCCAAAGGATTAGCTGTTGCAGTTATTGCTGGTGGACTTGGTACTTTTCTGTATTGGGCAGCGACTTATGGGCCAGCGGTGAGGTAATATGGAACTAACTGCTTCTCATGCAATACAAGGACTGATGTTAATTGCTACTATTGCTGGCGGATATGCAGTAGTGAAATCAAACTTACAAAGAGTGATGCAGGATCTAGAAGTATTCCACAAAAACTTTGATAAGTTTAAGTCTACGTTTGATGCTAGACTAGACGATGCAGAATCACAGAGGGCTGTATTCACTAGTCAAATTGATGTACTAAAAGATATCAACAGTGTAGCTGCTTTGGAACATCGTAACCGTGAGATGGCTACACTACAGGCAGAAGTTAAAGTTATGAAGTCACAGATTTCACACCTTAATGCCATACACAATGGCAAACACCCATCTGTAAAGGAATAAGTAATGGTCGGATTAACCTTATTAGTTCTTAGTGCAGCAGTCCCGATACTCTGGGGAGTTTTATAATGTTATCTCTTGTCGGATCAGTCCTTGGTTTTGGTACTTCCTTTCTTCCAAAGGTACTTAACTTCTTTGAAGAGAAAAGAGATCAAGCTCACGAACTTTCCATGATGGATAAGCAACTAGATCAACAGTTGCAGATTGGAAAGCAGAAGATGCAGATGATGGATATCGACGCAGATATCCGAGAGACTGAGACATTACATAAAGAACACGCAACAATAACTGCTAAGTCTAGTCAGTGGGTTATTAATCTTAGTTCTTCAGTTAGACCAATAATAACATACTGTTTATTCATTGAGTTCGCTGCACTTTCTGTTTGTGTTAATGCTGATTGGATAACAATGGAACAGTACAAGATGATTTGGAATGATGAGTTCCAAGCTGTCTGGGCTGCTGTTGTTTCTTTCTGGTTTGGTCAGAGAAGTTTTAACAGAAAATGAAGATAAACGAAGCAGGATTAGACATTATTAAGTACTACGAAGGGTGGTCAAGCCGCCCTTATAAATGTCCTGCGGGTATTGCTACTATAGGCTTTGGTTCTACTTGGGATATTAATGGTGACAAAGTTAACATGAACCATAAGAAGATAGATAAAGGTCATGGAGAGTTACTGTTACTAAGAGAGTTAAAGCATGTTGATCATGCAATTAGGAAACTAGTTACTGCTGAGTTAACTGAGAATATGTACTCAAGTCTTGCTTCTATAATATACAATATAGGAAGTGGGAACTTTCAAAGAAGTACATTAAGAATGAAATTAAATAGAGGTTCGTACGAAGGTGCCGCTGATGAGTTTCCTAAGTGGAGAAGGGCGGGTGGTAGAATACTTAAAGGCTTAGTAAAACGCAGAGCTAAAGAACGTGAATTGTTCTTGGCTGTATAGGTAGGTTAGATATGTCTTGGGAAAGTTTTGAAGAGTTTAGTAACCCTGCTGGGGTTCAAGGGTTTGATGCAGGTCGTGGGCCTGATCTCGGAGGAGGAAGTCCTCCCGGATTCTCAGGTATGACTGCGGCACAAGAAGCTCAACAAGCTGCTAGTATTGCTGCCGAACAAGCTGCCCAAGCTGCACAAGTACAAGATTTAGTAGATCAGTTAAGTAGTATTGGATATGACGTTGGTGGCCGTTTTTCGGCATTTGATCCTTCATATACTCGTGAAGATGCAGAAAAGAAAACCGATGACATCTTAGATTTCATAGATGGAAAAAGGTCCATAGATGGACGCAAATTCGAAAAATCTGATCTTACAGGAAGAGATGCATTAATAGCTGCACTCAAAACAATGTCCAAAGACTCTGCGGGGGGATATGGCAGACCAGTTAATCAACTTGGAACTGGTGATCCTATAGCTGGAGGTGTTACAGGCCACCCTGATTTTGGGCTAACTTCGCCACCAGACTCACCCATTCACCATCCACCAGAATATTTACGTAATGAGTGGGATACTTACGGTCCCGGAGGGCCACCACAACCCGCCACATCAGTCGGAGAAGGAATTTATAGTCTGCTTTCTGCTTTCCCAGGTATCGGTATGGGAGCGCAATGGGGAGGCAGAATTGGTTTTCCCCAAGAAACGAATAGAATTGAACGTAATGCTATAGATAAAATTAATGACCTTTTTGGCACTACACCAGCTAATATAGATCCTTTGGACCCTAGTTTGGGGCCGAACAAGTTTTCAGATTTAGGATCAGATATACCAGCACAAATGCCGGGACTGTTTTCAGGACTTACTTTTGGCCCACCTGATCCGGGACCGCCAAGTGAGAATCCAGAGGCAGGAAATATAGACGCTATCTACAGATTCTTACAAGATCCTAATTACGGTAACATTCCAGAAGTAGATCCATTGGCTGCTCTAACAGCTTATGAAAATGCTATTAGAGGTATTGATGCAGTAGTAGGCGAAAGAGGATTTACTGACCGAGGATTTGCACAAGCAGCTAGAGATCGTTCGAAAGGCATCTTTGATAAGTTCGAAGCTGGACAAGATTTCGATTCGATGCTCAACGAAAAGATTGGTAGAGCCTTCGCTGATGAAGCCTTATTTAACAAGGACGTAGAACTCCGCGGCCAAGGAGTGCAAGCAATAAATCAAGCATTTCCTCAAGGATTTGAGACTGACATATTTAATCCTGACGCATTTAGTAAAGTTGCGGAAAATATATACGGCCAGAAGTTAAGTGGCGCACAAGATGTTATTGCTAGGGCTGGATCACGGGGGCAGTTAAGTCCTAGAGGTGGACGTTTAGCTAGTGAAAGTCTATTATCACAAGGGTCAGACGTACAAAGTAGGCTGGATGATATACTTGGTGGTGTTAGAAGTGAAGCTGGAAGTGGAATTGATGCTATTAGAGGGTCAGCACTAGAAGCTGCACAAGGATACAAACTCGGAGATGAATTGTTCGATGTTACTCCATTCACTGACCAAGCTAGAGACTACTTAACTACAACTGTTGGCGAGTTGCCTGGACGAGTATCGGAAGCAGTAGGAACAGACCCACTATTTAGTGCAGTATCAGCACTACAAGAAGGTGGAAGACAACAAGGCATGGTAAGTGGTGCGCCGAGTTTTCTTGATGCATTAGCAGAAAGAGAGAGTGGAGTTGGAACTAGTAGAGATAAACGAGGACTTGGTTCCCGTGGAAGTGGAGTGTTTTAATTATGGTTGCTCAGTGGATCGCCCCAGTAGTAGGTGCTGGACTTAATTGGTTAGCTGGAAGAGATGCTTCTAAAGCCCAGACTGCTGCTAATGAAGCTAACATTGCTGCTGCCGCTGCTAATCAGGAGAAATCCCTACAAGCTCTAACAGGTGACACTCCATTTTCTAGTACAACTAGAACTCCCGAAGGTGGATTTGATGTAAGTTTCGGTCCTGCGGGTGAAGCTGCTGCTGAAGCTAGAAGGAAAATGGCAGTAGGTGATGTAGCAAGGGCAGATAACTTTAATCAAACTGCTACTGCTGCACCAACATTTGGGTCTATAGGTTCAGCTAAAGATTATCTATCGAGAGATACTAATCGTGGCAGAGCTAACTTTATGGATCAGATTAATAACTTAACTGCTAGAGATAGGCAGACTAGTAGTGGCATTCCATCCACTAATGATCTTGGAAGGTTGGCTGGTAAACTTGCACCAGCTTATAGACAGTTTGAAACTGCTGATATAGATGCACTTAACTTGTTTAACCAACAAGGAACTGCTGATCGTGCAAGATTAACTGACATTCAGAACTTGAACCGTCCACAAGCACCGGCTCCGGGATTTACTGACAAGACTCCGGGAGGTTTGGCATCACAAGCTATATATAGTACCCCACCACCAGCCTCTATTCCTGATATGAGTGGAGCATTAGGATTTAAAGCTGCGGGTAATTATTTTACCGACATGGCAGCTAGAGATAGAATGGCTGCGGCTGATCAAAAGTATTGGGATCATCAAAATAAACTTATTGCTGCACTAGCTGGTAGGCAAGTAGGGAATGAAGGGCCGTAATCATGTCTGATATGATGCTTCCATTTAAGTTACTGTCTGCACCTACTCCTGATACGTCAGCGCAAACTGCTAAAGATACTAGAGCTTTAGCATCTGGTGAGGCATTGCAACGCCTAAAAACTAGTGGTGCGATGGATCTTCAAAGACGTAAAGGTGCAGACACATTAAGGAATACAGCATTTCAACTTGGTTATGGACTTAGTCCTGACCAAGCTGAAACAGGTATGTATAATCCTGATCAACAAGCTGGATTGAAGAGACTACAAACTGCTGTAGAAATTGGTAAGTTTGCTCCCGGATTAGCTAACTTATTCCGTGCTGGTGTCGGTCCTAAACTAACTGCTGGAACTACAATACAAGACTTACCCACAATAGGACTTAGGCCATCTGAATTTCCTGGTGGACAAGCTGCTAGGTTAGGCAAAACAACTCTACAAGATGACGTTACAATAGATGATATTGTTGCTCCAGATAATAAACCACTTAGCCCGTTTGCGAAAAGAAAAAGAAAGCAATCAAAAAAAGTACAAACCAAAGCTCCTGATGCAACTACAGCAACAGTTGACGCAGCTAAAGCTAATAAAGTATCGGCTCCTCAACCTGATGATATTCCCCCTCAAGGAATTCCTTGGTATAACCCCAAAACTAGACAAAGTGGCAGGGTTTATGGGGTTGCTGGTAAGTACCGATTTATTCCTGATCCCGAATAATCATGGCTGATGCACCAGACCTAGAAAATGCTATAGAACTCTCAGAAGAAGAGTTCAAAGCTGGCACTATTAGACGTAGTGATCCCGGCAAACAGGCTGTTGCTGGATTATCAGATATTGCTACAGGTATTCCTGCATTACTAGGACTTGCTGGTGCTGGTATTCAAGCTGGTTGGAATACTATGACCGGCGATAAAGGAATCGGAGATAATTTTAATGAAGCCTTGTCTGAAGGAGCCGATAGATGGCTACTAGAAAAAGGTATTGGCGGCAGGAATTGGGTTAATGAGGCTCTCGGAATACAAGAACCCGTATCTACAGAAGATCAAGCTGCTCGTTTAGCTGCTAGTCTTATTCCTATTCCCGGTTTTACTGCTCTTGGTGGTGCTAGTAAGGCTGCTGGATTTGCTAGGGGTGTTGGGAATGTTCTAACTCCTATGGTTAAGTACACCAAGAAATCTAAATATCCTCACAGAGATAAGTTGCTCGGCAAAATGACTGAGGGAACTTACTTACATAAAGGTAATGTTGGCCGCGCTGGCGCACAGTTAGGAATAGGTACAGGTATCGAGCAAGGTATTAGAGGCTATATGGACAATCCAGAAATGCCTCTTATGCTTTCTAAAGAAGCTATTGAAGGCATTACTCCAGAATCTACTCCAGAATCAGAGATCATTAGTGGGAGTGTTGGAGATGATACTCTTGGTGGCGGGGCTGGTGATGATCAATTAACTGGTGAAGTTGAGTTAAGTCCAGAAGAGTTTGCTCAAGGAGTTAATCTAGGTAGTTCAGTAGAAATATCTCCAGAAGAACTTTCTGTTGTGCCTCCAGCAATAAGACCTTGGATGGCTGAAGCTGATAAGGCTGCGGAAGAGGCTGAAACTAGTAACATAATTCGTAACACAGCGATGATTGGTGCATCAGCTATTGGTATATTTGCTGCTGCTAGATACGGACATGCTAAATCAATTACAGGAATACCAGCAGTTACAGGTGCCAAGTCTACTAGAAAGATTAGTGGGGCAGAAGAATCCATTAATGCTATTAGAGAGGACATGGCTAAAGCTAGACAAGCTGGTGCGCCTGCTGTGGGTAAAGATAGTGTTGCTGGTGCAGGGTGGACTGCGGCTAAAAGAGTAGCAGCCGATACAGCTAACAAGGTTTTTGGTAAGGCATTTGATAAACAGGAAGTTACAGCCCGGTATTTACGATCTCAAGGAGTTCCCGAAAAAGAAATAGACCAACTAACTGGACAAGGGTTTGTTGATTCGTTTGGGACTACTCAACAATGGATTAAAGATGGCGTCTTTGGACAAGGATCTGAAGTAACTGTTCGTTCGTTGAAGGAAGTTGTTAAACAATTCTCTAGATTAACTGATACTGATAAACAGGTCTTTACTGATGGCATAGCGGCTATGCGCGAGAACATTGTCCGTAATCGTGCCACTGCTTTGGATGCAATAAAAAGAGATAATAAAGGATTACTTGAGGGTACTGGCTTAGAAAAAGCATTTAAGGAAGGTGATGCCGACGAGTTAGCTATGATACTAAGAGATCAAGATGACTTAATAAGTAGTATTCGTGGTAGAGGACTTGATGATCGTACTAAGCCGGGAATGTGGAGAGGAGCAAAAGATCCAGTTACCGATCCAGAATTAAACAGGATGATGAAAGACTTCATGGCTAATCCTGCACTTGTTAGGATGCACAAAGATCTAGTCAAGATGAACGAGGCTATTCTTGATCATGCCGCAGAGCGTGGAACTTTGAGTAAAGAAGTTGCTAATGGCTGGAAGCGTCAGTTTACGACAGGACAATTTGGGGAAAAGATGTCTCTGTGGACTCCGGGTAAAGAGATAACAGAACGTGCCGGTTGGGTAAGACGTCTAGCAGTTAATATGGGAGTCCATACTACCCAAGGTAAGAACCTTAGAGGCGTATCTAACTGGATGTTACAGGGATTAGATCATGGCAAAGGGATAAGAAACCCATTAGACATTTTCCATTCTACTGCTAACTATGCACATCAAGTTATGCAACATACTGATGTATCTGTGGCTCAATGGAATGTATTGAGCAGACTAACTGGCCTTGCATTAGATAAGGCAAACGTCCCTAAAGTTTCAAAGATAGTTCCTGATGATGCTATTGATAATGTCAGGTTTGTAGGTAAGGCATCCCTATCAAGTCCCAAGAATGCCAGAGGCAATATGTTCGTAGAATACTCTGGAGATAAAGTAGTTAAAGATAAGTTCGGGTTGGGTGAAGATGCTCTTGTTCCACCTAACATGATGGCTGAGATGGATAATGTGATTTGGGTACAACGAAAGGGGGATTATTTCGGATTCTATGTACCTGATAAGCATCTTAAAAATGCACTTGAGTTTGATTCAGCCTTACATAACAGGCTATTAAAGTTTGGTAATACTACTAAGAATATGTTTACCCAATTAACTACGGGTAAGTATTCTCCATTTGGGCCTACATCTTTTATATATAACAACAGTATGGGATCTCTTAATGCTGCCTTAAAGTTTGAATCTAAAGATGGCAAGTTTCTTAGTAGCCTTATTGGATCTGGTAAGGAAGCGGGACAAGTTTGGGCTGATGGATTTAGAGGGGCTTGGGAAATCCTAGCTACTAGAACAGCACAAGATATAGCAGACATTACAGCAGAGAATATAGCTAGGAATACTGCATTAGGTAGGCAAAGCCCCGAATGGCTCAAAGGATTTAATGCTGCTTTGACTCGTAGAGTAGAGCGTTCATTACTAAATCCAATAGAACGTGAGACAGGAAAATCCGCTTCATCATTGGCCGCTAGTGAATTCACAGGCAACCTTACCAATATATTAGAAGACACAGTTCCTTATATTAGTAGTGTGTATGGGGGTAATGTACTACCTCAGTTCTGGAGGATTTGGAAACATCTAAATGCTGCGGCACATGAAGGCACTAATGTTGGTGTTACACTAAGAAAGTTAGCTGGCGAGACTAATCCTAATGCTATCCGTACAGCACGAAGGGAAGCAGCCGACTTGATTGGTGATGTTAGATTGCAAGGATCAAGTGAAATAGCTAAAGCGGTTAATGCTACCATTCCATTCTCTGGCGCAATGCTTCAAGCATTTTCTACATTAGGTAGAGCAATGAAGAAAGCTGGCTGGACGAAAACAATGGGGGTACTTACTGCTGGAATTGGTACGCCAACAGCATTAGAGGTTGCATATAATAGTAGCCTTGATCCTACTAAAACTTTTCCTGACCCTGCTGATCCTTCTAAACAGTGGACATACAGAGATTACTATTGGAAAGGATTCACTGCTGACCAACGCAACAACAACATGATTGTGTTCAGACCGGGTGCGCCACCTTGGGAAGCTATATTAATTCCAATAGTGCCTGAGATAAGTTTGGTAAGAGGGATAGTAATAGATGGAATGGAAGCAGCATTTGGGCTTTCAGAATCTGGACTTGATCAAGGCAACCATTTCTTAGCTGGACTTGGTAGGGTATTCGATATCCCATTACCTCCAGTAGTTGCAGCATTAGGTTCTTCTATGGACATGGACTTACGAATGGGAATAATTCCTGATGAAACAGATGGATCAGGATTCTCTTTCTTTGAAGGAAGGCCATTACTTACTGGTGAACGAGTAACAGGTAACTACGGTAAGGCTAAGTTTACAGGAGCCGAAGTCGATAAAGATGTTGTAGCTGTAATACAAGACTTATTCGGTGCTGCTGGAGCTACAGGCATAGCTGTATATGAAGCAATGAATCCAGGCATAGATGAGTCAGTTGCTACTCGTGGTGAATATGCTCTTGATGAATTAGGAAGAAATGTTTTACGTCAGGCTCGATACTTACAACCATTGTTTGGTAAAGCATTACGTCCTAACCCGAATGACAGTATAGCTAGAAGTGTAATACAAAAGAAAGATGCACTTACTAGAGCTAAGAAAGATCTAGATGCTGTATTGAGTGGAACTCCTGGTGGGGCCGCTACATTCTCAGGCGAAGATCCAATTCAAGGTAATACTGTAGAAGTTCCCGCTGATCCTATACAACAAGCATTATCGGCTACTGCCGATCCAGTGTTAAGTTCGATTAAGGATATTGACGGTGAGATAGGCAAACTCCGCAAGAGAATATCAACCCTTGGCACTACTACACAAGATCAATACACAGGTAAGAAGCTCTCTGTAAAAGGTCGAGATGACTTAATTGATTCACTTAACCTACAGATATCAGCATTTAAAGCTCAACAACTATCTATACTTAATAAAGCAGAAGAACAGTTTGCTGATACGGTGGGCCAATGGATTGGTAGAGATTTGACAGGGCTTAAGTTTGACACCTTTAAGAAAAGACCTAACCCTTAAAGGTTTAGTTTGCCTAGCACTTCGGAAGTGACACCAAACTTCTCGATAACTCTAGTAGCTCGATAGAATTTCTTACGGCCTACTTCGAACATCTGTATCATTCCACATTCATGTAACACTTTGATTAGTGTCCCTAACTCTTTGGCATCTAATCGCTTCTGCATCTTGCGTAGAAGTTCTGAGTGTGTAATCCCATCCGATCCAGCATTGATTAGTACTTCTCGCATACGAGTAACAGCATCAGCTAGTCTTGCACTTTGGCTGAAGTCTCCTCCGAAGAGGGCATTCGCTCCACTTTTAACTCTACTGATAACAGCAATGGCATTTGAGATGTGTCTACTCTGAAGCTCATAGGTTCCGTCGTTGATAGATAGTATGGCCGCGAGACGTAGGACATGATCATCCTCTCTAGCTTCAAAGCTACCCAAGAATGAATCATTGCTATTTGTTTTAGATTTATACCACTTGGAGAACTTTCTAAGGCCACCATCTGAGATTCCGATAGCTCCAATGGAAGTTGAATCTGTTTGGAGCCTTTCGAGTTGTCCCCTAAGTCCAATTCCATCTGTTGATTCTCTTCTTGTAGGCCACGCAATAGCTCGTTTTCTAGTATCGTCAACCACGAAGATAACTCTGGACGTAAATCCTCCCTCGATGACTGAGGGATTGATTGCAGTAACAAGCCAAGAAGGAGTTGACGCTGATATGAAGTTGACGAAGACATCTTTCTGAATTATCTCCCCTGATTTAATTGTTCCTGGAATGCGCCTGATAGATGGACAGTCATATAGATCTGTCAACAGTCCAGGCATAGCTGACATGTAACCTTCTCTGCCTAGTGTTGTTACTAATTCCGATACCGCGAAAGAGATGGAAGCTCCCCCGCAGATCCTGCTCTGTTCGTGAAGCAAGAGATCCAATGACTCGGGAGAGGTCTTACCCGTAAGAAGTGGTCGTCTAATATTCTCAACAACTCCAGCAACCGACGTAATTGCTGTTGATTTTCTTGTAGAGCCAGACTCAGCCGCCAAGATAATATACCAATTAAGATAAACTGGAATGTTAGGACGATCCACATATACTCTTCGACCACAAGCATCTCCTATTGCCCATACTGCACACCAAAAATCGTATGACTCTGCCGTTTCTACATAGGACATGTAGTCCATGTACCGTCCTATGAAGGAGTCAGGTGGAATTAGTTTCTTATAGTTCATGTGGACATTATTTCGTGATAATCAAATCGGTTGTGGACTTCTTTAAGAGTAGTTAATTCTTCAGAGGTACTAATAACTTCACCATCATAAGTAAGTACAGCATCAGGAATCTTACTTCCCTCTAGAAATTCTCTTCCTTTATCTGTTACCCGCCATTCACCAGAATGTTTCTTTTTGGAATCTTTAACGAGCAGCCGACGTTCCACTAAATCCCACCAACGTAAAGTAGCTAGTTGATTAGTTCTTAGTAACCATTTAGGAGCGCGATTAGGTACATCTACCCAATCATCTATTAACTCTTGTGCTGCTAACCATGACAAAGATTTACACATAGATAAGTTAATCCTCCTTCTATAAACTCTGCCCCAACGGTCACAGCAAGGACATTTTGCGCCCTTATCAAGAATAATCTCCGACCATAAATTTCGTGCTTCTTCTAAAGTTAAGCCTCTTTCAGTGTTGACCATCTATGTATTCCTCCTTCATCTGGTACTGATTCTTTAAAGTCAGTACCTATGCTTACTTGATTACCCCTAATAGTAATAGGAGCTTCCGCGTGTTTCTTCATAAGTCGTTGGACAACTTCTTTGTCAGTAGGTCTATGTATTGCGATGAGGGCGTCATGGATGTTGAGTAACATACGTGCGTCTTCGGGCCACTCTTCATCTTCGTGACAAAGATAAATAACACTACTGACTTTATCACCAATCGTTGATTGCGGTACAAATGCGATAACACTATCAAAGCTGTCCTCTGTTACCCGGCCAAGGATAATAAATCTTCGTCCGAGAGGTGTATATAAGCAGCGTTCTTCTCTAACAGTTGATATTGTACGCTGCCACGCTTTGTTAATCTCAGGGAAAGCTCTATGATACGAGGCGAACGCTTCTTCTGCTTGGTTAATTGGAATGCCACACACAGTTGCAAGTTTGGGAGCTTGCATTCTATAATTAAGTCCGTGTACGCACCGCTTTCCAAGGTATCTAAGAGAGCGTTTGCCATTGTCATCGTAGTCAGATTCCGGTATTTCATCGTACGGTAGCTTGAAGATTCTTGAAGCATTTCCTCGATGTACGTCGAAGCCTTCATCAACCTCGGCCCTCTCGAAATTTTCGATGAGTCCTTCCACATTCCATAAGTATGCGACAACTTTTGCCTCCGCTTGTTTGAGGTCAAAGTAGGACAACATATAGCCTTCATCACATACGAACATTGGATACGCTGCATGTGGTTGGTTCTGTAAGTTGCCTCCACTTCCCCATAAGGTTCCACTTGAACTTAGTCTTCCCGGTGCAGCTTGAACTCCAAACTGCTTATACTCACAACGAAACCTACCATCTGGGTCTGGCTTCTGGGTTGCATAAGTAGAGAAGAACTTATGATCTTCTTTATAGACATCAATTGCTTCGATGAACTTGACTTGATCCTCACCAGTTCTTGGATGCTTCTTCATCCTATCCCTGTTCTCTTTGTTAGTACTACTGCCGCGGCCTACAAGTTGTAGTTCGCCAAAGAAGAACTGTCCTAACTGTCTTGGGGAGTTTGGATTGAGGGATCTCCAGTGTTCACCGGCTAGAGTAGCTGCTTGCTCTTGTATATCTTTTAGTTTGTCTTGGAGTTCTACATCTAATCTCTCAACGATAGATGCCTTGAGTTCCATATCAAGTTTTACACCGCCGACTTGCATCTGGATAAGATGAGGTTGTAGTCGCATAACATGAGAGAAGAAGAAGTCATCCATCTCTTGCGACTTAAGTTCTTCAAGTAACTTCTCATGTGCCGCCCATGTAATGCAGCAATCCTTAACATTGTATTCCCAGAACTGATCAATGTTACCACCTTCACGCCAAGACTTACCTTCATCTTTGTAGTAAGGATGGTCAGTATATTGGGCCGTGAGGAAGCCAAGATTGTGAGGCATACTTGGATAGAGTGTATGGTGTGCGAGTAATGTATCGAACCACATTTTAGGTACGTGGATTCTGTCCTTATACCAGAGCCAGCCACAGTCAAACGATCCGTTCTGTGCTATCAGTCTGGATCTTGGATCAGATAGTAGTCGTCCAATTCTTTGACGGAGCAATCGCTCTTCATTAAGGCTATATCTGTTTGACTTAGCGTCTCTAAAATTGATTGATATACCTGTTCGCTCGTTGTTGGCGAATCCGATACATGCGGTTTCGCCAGACATGACCTCAATATCAAATGCAATTGGCTGTTCAGATTCACTAAGTCTATCGAGATGTTCGATAGCCTCGTTGAAAGTTGGGTTAATTGTTGCGCTAACGATGTGTCGCTTAAATCGTCCATCCATAACTCTCCTGAGTTTAGCAACATCAAACTTGTAGAACGGTTCCATTTGTATGTTGCGGAGTACATGAGCAGGGTTGTTAGTTATAACTGCTTTTACTTTGCGCCTACTCTTTCCAATAGTTACATCATAGACTGAGCCACGCCAGTTAGTTATGCCTGACTCACCTAGTAATGCGTGTAATGCCATGTTACCAAGCACTAGTATGTATTTAATGTTTGGAAGTTGCTCTAACTCCCAATCAAGTAGCCCTTCCCAATGTTCTATCTCTACCCGCTTAACTGGATTACGAGCTTCAGTCTTAGTAGATAATGCTACTTGCCGTTTGACTACGTTAGTCACGTAGCAATCTTTACGAGATATTTCTAATGGTTGTAGTACATCCCATAGTAACTTGCCGCTACCACCTACGAGTGGCATCTTCATCATAGCTTCACGTTCACCGGGAGCTTCACCGATGATGACGATTTCACTATCTAGTTTTCCAGAACCAAGACAATCAACAGTTAACTGACAGGCTTTAGCTCTCTTGGTGAACTCCTGCATAAGCCATGCTTCTGTTATCATAATTTCTCCCATGCTCCGTCTATAGGTAAGTCGAGCTTGTCTTTTTCTTCTTGGGTAAACACCTGACAGCTAGAGTAGTCTACCCATCCGATTTTATTGCTCCAAAAGCTATCGTCTTTCGTGTTGCGGATTAGCCAATTGTCTACATCAGCCACTATTATTCTCCTGTTGTATTCTTTTACCTAAACGTGCGTAGCCTTCAATGTCATCCCAATGATCCGGGTTGAATGATCCACATAAGATGCGAGCTATCTTGTGGAGGATATTTAGAATTGCAAAGTGATGTGGTCTAAGTGGAGAACAAGTGTGGACAACAATACTTACTAAATCTATCCCCACTTCGAATGTTTCTGCTGCATCTCCGTGAGTCTTTTCTCTCTCACTTAACAGCTTATCTGTTTCGTCTGGCATATATCTTCATCCTTTTACGAATTCGCCACGGCTTCTTTTTGTTGCAGCTTTTACTTTTCTTTTTAGCTTTGTTGAACTTCCCTCTTTTTGCTAACTTAGTTTTGCCGCCAATGTTGTTTGTTTTCTTAAACGACAGCCCCACTATTTATCTCCCTCCTTATAGAGACTACGAGACAATGACTTCTGATCTGTGATGATATGTACATGCTCTTTAGCTCTAGTAACTGCTGTATATAAGTTCTTTCTATTCAGCAGCCATGAGCGAGATGAGTTCATAATGTAACAGACACGATCATACTCACTGCCTTGAGCCTTATGAGTTGTGATTACATAAGCTAGATCTAAGTCTTTTTGTGGGTTCATGTAGTACATTCCCCCTCTACCTTCCATCTCCAGCGAGACAGGAATCTCTAGTTCTCTATCGCCAAGGTCTACTGTGATACTAGCATCAGCATTTAGTGACTTGATAACTCCTGTCTCACCGTTGAATACTTCTAAGGGATAGTTGTTGCTGGTATAGATGACCTTATCCCCTTCATACATTCTTATGTAATCTTGGTCGGACCACTTATGTCGTTCAACTTCTGTGTATGGTTTGTCGGATGGGTGTAATAGGTTTTGGATACAACCATTCAATGCCTCAGTCCCGACCCAACCAACTTTAGTTGGAGTTATCATCTGGTTCTTGATGATTCCATAGTCAACTCCATTAGCTAAACAGTCCTGAACAAATCCTTGTACAGCTTCAACTGGTTCGCCGGTCATTTGAATACTAAAGTCAGGCTTGCGAACTGGCATACCGCCAAGAACAATCCTGTTAGCATTAGATATGATGTTGCTATCTTCTTTTTGTCGGTGAATGTTTGTAAGTCTGATCCCGTCATACTTACTAAGCATCTTTAGGAAGGACGAAGGTTCTGCTTGGATTCTTTTGGAGGTTTCAATTGGTTGGAGTTGGTTAGCATCCCCAAACATTCTTATTATTCCGCCATGAGGCAACGCATCAATCAGATTACGGTGCAATTCCACATTGACCATTGCATATTCATCAACTAGCACTGTATCAAAGTCGACGGGGTTTTGTCTGTCTCGCTTTGGGTCTGTTGAGATAAGAGTTTTTCCAGTTTTCTCATCTCTTTCTCCAGGATGGGGGTACTCAAGTAACCGATGTATCGTACGAGCCGGTATACCTGTCGCTTCTTGAATTCGTTTTGCTGCTTTGCCAGTAGGAGCGCACAAAACGACTTCGTGTCCTCTTGCTTTAAGCGTTCTATAGACATTCTGTAGAATCGTTGTCTTTCCAGTACCAGCCGCGCCCGTAACAGGTACGATTCGACGGCTAATGTCACAGCAAGCACCAATAGCTTTAGCCTGTGTCTCATCAAATTTGAGTCCATTGTCCATTGTTTTCCCCAACGGTTTGAGCCGTTGAGTTACTAAGTCTATGCTCTTTTAATTGTTGAGCGACTTGAACAGAACACCAACGGCCAAAGTTAGCTATTGAGATCCCTAGTTCCGCTGCTTCTTCAGCTAACATATCGTATTCAGCATTAGTGCAGCGAATTCTAAGGTTCCCACCTCTTTTACCAGTGGAATTGGGACCGAAGCCTTTAGGAATTATACTCGGAGTTGGAATTGATATCTTGTAAGGGGGATCGTATGACATCATCAAGTTCTTTCTTACGTTTTGCATGGGAGAATGAAACTACATTTGTGTGATCGTGGCACTTATTTTCTGTGTCATTTTTACTACCGCAATAGATGCAGTAGTTTGTTCTCCAATCGAACTTGTGATTGCACATAGCACACATTCCTTTGTGTGTCAAGGTAGGGTGGGGAGAGGCAGGATGCCAAACTACCATTCCTCTCCCCTATCTCTCGACTAGAAGTATTCAACCAGTACCTCGGTTAATCGAGAGATATCTTTTTATAGATCGCGTTCTCGTATTGACCGCTTTCCATAATGTCGAGGACGTTTTCAGCACTCTTATAACCGCCAATGATTTTTACATCATCTTTGGAGATTTGAATGGGCCTACCGGATTCGTCCATGATCTGCATTACCGCATAGATAGGTAGGGTGCGGCGTTTGGCTTTAGCTTTATCTTCAGCCATTATACTCCCCTTATTATTAGAAGTTGAGTAGGTGGGAGGTAGGGAATTACTCCTACCTCCCTATCTGCATTAAGCAGCAGATACTCGCGTGATTTCGGCACGAGTTGTACCTTCCCAAGTCGAGTGAGCAACTTCAAGTTCAGCTTCGAGGCCGACCCATTCGTTGACATCAATCTTCTTAGACAAAGGCGCACCAATTGATTCAATGAATCGCTTAGTACCGAAGCGAGAGTTCGGATTGTCTTCAAGACCAACCCGACGATAGACAAGGATTTGTCCATCGGGATTACCGTCTTCCCAATCAGCCGGGAATTGGTCGGGAGAGATGTGGAAAGAAACAGCGGCATATCGCGTGTCGCGCTGTGACATTTTCACTTCGGCTCCACGAACAACGCCAGTGTATTTCCCCGGTGGTAGTGGATCGGGAGCTTTCTGGTCTTTGAGATTGACACTGAATTCGACAATGCTATCGAGATCATCCATGTTGATAGTTCCTTTTGTGTGTGTTGTTTGAGAAAGGGACTTATTATAGTTTGTTACTTCTACTATGCAAGCCCCCAAGTATAGTAGTTATCCTATTCATAGACACAACATATAGATTGTGTGTCATGGTAGGTCGATCTTTTTGCCGTCGTTTTTCACCCACTTATTATACCAATCTGCTATTCCTTCGCCTTCCCATGATTCGGGATCGAATGACCATGTAAAGTCACTACTTTCGCTGGTTACAAACATCCGAGATTTCATAGGCTTTCGAAGGCGGGAAGATCTAATAGTGATCTTACGATTCTTCCCTGTGTCCTCTAAGTGCCAGACTTCTGACAACTTAATAGGAATTTCGGACTGCATCTTGCCGCCGACTAAAATACTAACCATCATAGCCCCACTTAGTTCGTCTTTTTGTGGGGAATCTTCATGTGCTACGAAGACTACGTGTTTGTTGGCGGCTCCAGTTGTTCTGATAACGGACATAATTCCTTGCATGGTGTAGGAGTTACGTCTGCCATATCCCTGTAGTGTTGGAGCTTCCATTGATGCGCCTCTAACTTGTGCGACTCCATGTTTAAGGGATAGTTCGTTGAATGAGGTTATGGAATCGAAGACTACGGTTTGTACGTCTTCGTTATCTTCCAGGAATTGTCTAATTCCAGCACACCCGTCACTCTTAAATGTTTCTACGACATTTGGATTGTCCGTAGAGAAGTCAGCAATATGGATATCAGGTTGATCCATTAGGGACGAAGTACCATCGGGATCAAAGTTGCACCATAAGATGGGACGCGGAGCAGTAGCAGCCAGAGTAGTTTTA